CCCGGAACCATTGCTATCGGACGACGCCAGCATAAGGAGTAGGCCCGAACATCATTGAGCCACTTCTGTATGCAGCTTTGGAAGGCGGACATGTCACCACATCCGCACCCCCGTCGGTACCTTACCATCAAAGGCCCGACGCGGCGCTGGGAGCAGGGATGGAGTACGTGTTTGGCGTACCTGCCAGCCTGTTCCAGAACAGCCGTAGGCGAAGCGCGGTGGAAACGTCGTGTCGTAGGAGACAGGCAACCAACCGCGTCTAACAGACCGCCTAGGGTACCGATCAGCGCTGTCGGCGAAGGTGTTTGCGGCCCGTCTGGCCTGGCCGAGCAGCCCTTTTCCAGAGCTGCCGACCAGACCGCGCGGACCGCATCCGTCGACGGCCTGACCAGTCTTCCATCTAAAGCGTCGTCCAATTTGGATCTCATACTCGACCAAGGGGAGGCACTCACCATCATCGCCAACCCCGTGCGCGCAAGCCTCGAGAATCGTAGGGGCTTAACACCGGCGCGTAGCATAACATCAGCTAGTCGAGGATCTCTCGTTCCTAGTCGCCAGCCCCAGGCGAGCGCGAAGGCGTGTGGTAAGACCTTACGCGTCGTCCTCGGGAGCTGTCCCCATATACGCTTAGATGGAAACACGATCTGTCCATCCTTCAGCGTCCGGGCTGACCCGCGAGCCGATAGAAGCTCTGGAACGTAGGCGACGGGTAGGGACGTCAATGACCACCTCCACCTTGTGGTCATCGGGCGCCCTACCAGGCCGGCTTTCTCCGCGAGCGTGATCGGTCCCGGGAGAGGAGTCTTTACACTCCTCTTCCAGAACGCGAATGCGCGCCCTGCGGCGAAACCACCTCGTGAGCCTACTGCGGTTTTCGAATGGTTAATTCGGAAACCCATAAGTTCCATAACCGCCCGGTAACGCCTATACTCTCCTGGTGACGCGACAAACACCGCGTCATCGCCAACTATCCGGCAACGATCTGCCCCGGATACTCCGAACGCAGTCTCAACAGCATATGCGTGGGAGATTGAGAGAATAGGCCATGCTAACGGTGTACCCATCAGGACACCGCGAGAGGTCACGACTGGGTCGTGACCGCTGAGCAAGGGGAACCGAACAGCCTGCGGGCCGACTAGGAGATCTATGTATTGTGCCAGCAAACTGGTTGAGCCTTCCATCAGGTTCGACCAGAGCGGGGCCGTGACCGCCATCGCTACCTCCTGCGACACAAAATCTGTCGCCGCACTTAGGTCAACAGAATAGACGTTGACGTCTGAGTCAGCGCGCCCGGAGAGGACGGTTCTTTGATTAGGCCTGAAGCCAAGATCAAAGATCCGCCGTCTACGGAGCCGGCTCAGTAGGTACGCGTTGATAGCGCGACCAACTAAGTGGACTGAGAGGGAGTCAGGGACCGTGGCAACACGGATTTTCTGACCCGCCTCGGGTAGGAGGAGCGCGGTCTGGCTCGGATAAGGGGCATGCGGGAAGTCATCCGCTACGAACCCATACGTCTCCGTATACGACCCTTTCGGACCGTGGTTCGTAAGCCCCCCCGACCAAGACGCCAAAGCGCCGGCCTCTAACAACTTCTCCAATGGTAAGCCTCTCAAGCCCGCCGAGACAGATCGGGCAGTCATCTTGGCCCGTAACGCGGTGGTAGCCGCGGTCGGGACCCGCAAGACGGCTGGCCGTCTGCCCAAGATCTTTTCGGCAAAGGCTTCAAGACCTGAGAGAGTACCTCCTGGTACTGGAGGACACGTCGATGTAAGACGGTCCAACAAACCAAGTTCCGCTGCATATTGGGCGGAAGGGGAAGTGTCAGCTGGTAATACACGACCAATTGAAGAGAACGAGAAGGCGGCCTTTCGCCCTACGATCGCGAAAGGACCAGTACTGGCGAAGATCGAACGCCAGGTGACACGTCGGCCGCCCGAGTGCCGGTCGGGTCTTTTACACCCAACTGCGTACTCGAGCGCCCGATATGCCACAGCCTTTAACGAGACCCCAAAGTTGAGGGGGCCCCGCGAGGCTAACTGACTGTGAAGGAACAGTACCGCCTCAAGTTGTCTCAATTGGTAGATCCGAGAGCAAGATCCAATAACAGTTCCGGGTAACGCGGTCATAACACCAGCAGCCACCCAGTCTATCACTTTGTAGTGACGTGACCGGGCTTTTACCGGCAGCGACCGCAGCCGTTGAACGACAGAAAGATGAATCGCCCTAAGGCGACCCAGTGACGACATTCTATCTCTAGGATGTCGTCGCAGGGACGCTGCGATAGCAGAAAGGGACCAATTGGT